GAAAAGCAAGAAGCTATCGCATTCTTAGATGGCAAGATGCAATCTTCTGCAACGGTTATGACTCAACTAATGCGTCTGCATCAAATAACTTGTGGTCACTTTACAGCTGACGATGGCACTATAAAAGATTTGCCATGTAGTAGATTAAATGAGTTGCTTGAGATATTGGAAAAGGTAGAGGGCAAAGCAATTATATGGTCACATTATACTCACGATGTAAAAAGAATTATAAGAAGTATTAAATATATTTATGGTGATGATTCTGTTGTAGATTATTTTGGTGAAACAGATCAAGAAAAAAGATCAACTAATATAAAGAAATTTCAAAACGATGACAAGTGTAGATTTTTTGTAGGAACTACACATACGGGCGGGTATGGTATCACACTTACTGCAGGTAGTACAATGATTTATTTTTCTAATGGTTATGATTTAGAAAAGAGACAGCAATCAGAAGCTAGAATAGATCGTATTGGTCAAACAAAACCAATGACATACATTGATATAATAGCTGAAGACACAATAGATGATAGAATAGTAAAAGCTTTACGTAACAAAGTTAACATCGCTAATACTATTATGGGAGAGAATATCAAAGAATGGATATAAATCTCTCCAAGAAAACTAGTGCTACAGCCCCCACCGTAGCTAATAATACCCAATAGATCTTGTCTATCTTACCGCCCAAATCGTGAATACCATTGTGCATATGTTGCACATCTTTTTTTAATCCAGTTATATATCCATACAAAGATATAATATGTTCTCTAGTATTTTTAGGTTTTAATTTGTCGCCGTTGGGCATTATGCCATTCCTCTGTTTCTTAAACGTATTTGTTTCTCTTCATCTGATAGTAGAGCATTTTCTATTGTGGTCAATCCCTGATTCATGTTGCCCATTGCCTGTAGCTGTGCAGTTTGTATGACCTGATTACTAGGCATTGGTGTAGGAGGTAAAGCTGCATCTCCTTGAGGATCTGTGTCAGGTAAAAAATCCTCTAAATTTAAATTAAAATCATCAAATAAAGTTAAAGTGCTCATCGCTGCTTCCATAGCTCTAAGCGTAGGCTCTGCTTCAAAAAATACATTTGGTACATTTCCTCTTCTAGCATTATCTTCAAACACTTCTTGAAGTCTCTCTGATGGATAAAAAGGATCAAATTGACCTGCAGTTAATTCATTGTACTCTCCTTTTAATCCTCTTTTTTCAAAAATTTCGTATGTTTTAAAAGGTGCTAGTCCAACAGCTCTAGCATTATCTATAGTTTTTAACATTTTTTTACGAGCGTTAAATATTTGTTTGTTAGCTATAAAATATCTTTCTATTACATCCGATGGAGTTTTCATTTCTGTTACATCTATTTCACCTGTAAATAATTTTCTAGAATCAGAAATAGCTTTTTGATATTCAAATAATTTAAAAGCCATAGATTTTTCTGGATCAACTTTTATACCTCTAAATCCAAATATGCCTGCGATTTCGTATGGTATTTCATAGAGCTCACTTCCTCTTCCAGGTTCTCCAGTAATTGCTTTCTTTGTTCTTTGAAATGGTTGTGTAGTTGGTAATAAAGTTTTACCTAAATGTTGCATGATGATTGCAACTTTTTCTGGACCAGGTGTTTGATCATTATAGAGTTGTCTTCCTTCTCTAGTTCTACCTTCTCTACCCCAGATATCCATAAATGCTTCTGTGTAAATAGACTCTGATATAAATGGAGATGCAGTTTGACCCGCTGCACTTGCTATACCATTTATAAATCCTTTTAATAAAACTTCTTCATCTTCTATACCCTCTTGAATATTTCTTAATACTGTTTGAAATGGTCTAGTTAAAGTATCGTAAACATTATTCTTAGACCAATCTATGTAAAATAATTCATCTGTCTTAGGATCTCTAAAATATATTTTTTGAGAATCTTTTGCCCATGGTGCAACAAAATCATTTGCTGCATCTGCTTCTTCGTTGGACACACCAAACAACGCTTGCGATCCTTTTGTTAGTCCATAAGGTATTACTCCCATAGCAAACGTCATACCTGCAGCTCTTTTCAATGCTAAACCTTTCATAGGATTTTTACTTGTAAAATAATTTATGCTGCCTGTTACTGGGTCTTTTAAATCTTTTACTATTTGATTAAATATACCATACCCTGTTCTAAATACTTCTGATGGCCAAGACATAAAATTACCAAATGGTGATACCCTGGCAGCTCTTACAAACTCACCAACTTTTGCGTAATTAGGAACAGTGTCTTGAACAATTTGAGCAACTTCTCTTTTTAAAGCATCCTCACTTATTTCTATACCAGCTTTACGATATCTATCTCCTCTTTGTATTAATTGAACTTCATAGTTTACAATTTTCCATATATCGTCTTCTGCAACATATAAATCTTGCATAAGCTTACCAGCTTTTTTAATTCCTCTTGATGTTTTTTTACCAAGAGTATTAATCATAGGTTTTAAAATACTATCCGTTGCAAGATTACCTTCTCCAAATCTAACATCTTTCATTAGATTACGTAAATCACCGTATCTAACGTTTGTGTTAACAATACCTAATTCTAAATACTCTCTATATTGTTCTTGAGATAAAGGTTTTCTAGGTCCTCCTACTTGAACTGTTCCAAATGCTTTACTCATAGCTCTAGAGAATACTCTAGGGTCAGCAAAAACAACACCGTTTGCAAGTGAAAAAGCACTAGAACTTAAAAAATTTCTTATATGTGTGGGTATAGATAAAATTGTTTTTGCGTACTGCGCTCCCGCTTTTGGTGTCAATAATAAATTACGCCATGCCCATGAAAAAGTTTTGCCTAATGCACCTCCTGTATCTCCTCTCATAAAATCTTGAACTTTAGATACGTTTGTAAAACCTTCTGCTATCTCTCTTGTAGTATAAGTATTAGACAATCTATTTACCAATACACCATCTTTAAAATAATTTTTTACATAATCATCCATTGCAACTATATCTGCTTCAGGTCCAAAAGCTCTTTTTGCAGCGAGTGGACTACTATGAAAAAATCCTCTTTGTCCCATCGCTGTTCCTGCAGTAGCTCTTGCTTTCATAGCATCATCTACATCTAAAACTTCATCAAACAATTGATTTTTTCTAGCTATAGTGGACAATCTATTCATGCCTTCAAATATAGAATGTCTAACATCTTCTATCTCTCCAAATAATTCTCTAAATGCTTTACTACCTTTACCTATAACTTGTATTTCTTTTTTACCACCAGGTAATTTATTCTCTAATGTTTGTGCAAACGTTTTTAGAGCAAACGCATCATCAGCAGACTTTGATAAATTTTGATATGCAAACGTAGGTAAAGTATCTTTTTTTGGATCCATTTTTCTAACTTGATTAAGTATATCATTAACCATTCCTAGAGCTTCTTCTTCTGTAATTGGATTATCATTTTTAGCTGCATATCTCATAAATATTTTAGCCACTCTATCTACTGCATCTTGAGTAGGTTTAAATTTAGAAAAAAATCCAGCTTCTGAATTTTCAAATATTTCAAAAGTATTACCTATATAATTTTTAACTCTGTTACCCATTATCTTTCTAAGATCTTTTGTTACACCTGCAGGTAAATCAGCTTTAGCTCCCGGTCCTTGAGCTGTTATATCAAGTAGATTATTAAACTCTGATCTTGTTTTATTTAATGCATTTATAATATTATCAGAAACTAGTTTACCTTTTTCAGCGCCAAGCCTACTTCTAACAACTTTAACAATATCATTTGTAATTTTAGGATCTAATTTACTTTTTAAATCACCTTCAAACAAAGCATCATCTAATAATTTTAAAAAATCTTTTCTTTCTTGAACTTTTGATGCATTAAAAAATTTTCTAAATTCAGGATAAACTTTGTCTACTTCTTTATCTATTCTAGCTACTTGCTCTTCTGAAAAGTTTGTATCTCTCATTTGTCTTGCTTTTTGTTGTTGTTTTGCGACTGCAATTTCTTCTGGTTTTGTGCCTCTAAATCTAAAAGCACTAGCAAGTTTATCTAAACCTTTTTCTATTTTAGAACTACTATAGGCTAAATCTCTTCCTCTTTTTGCTAAAGTTTTTGCCCCTGCTCCTACACCATAAACAAAAGGTGTTACAAACAAAGATTCACCTGCAAATCTAAATCGATTAGCTAAATTTCTAATTGCATCTTCTCTACCTTCTTCTCTTTCTTCTCTGTCCAAAGCTGTGGGCCCTGCTTCAAATAAATCTCCAAATGTCCCTATCTTTTCTACGTCTGCAACTAAAGTTTCTCCAGCTGCACCTCCAGCAACCACCGCTGCAAATCTTTGTTTACCTGATAATTTATTTAACTGATCTGCTTTATCTTTACCTTTTTTAAGATTAGGAGCTTTAAAGTTAACATACTTACCTGCTTTTTTGGCTTTTAATGCTTTTGTTGCTAGTGTAGTTGCTAGCTTTGCTCCTGCACCTCCAGGTATACCTATTTGTATTAATGCTTCTGTTATTCTACCTATGGCTCTTTCTTCTGCTATTTCTTCAAAAGGATTTAATGTATCAAAAAAAGTTTCTACTTTAGCTGCTGTATTTGTATCAGCTCCAAGGTCAATTAATTCTGCTCCTAGAGATACAACACCTTCTACTGTTTTAATCGCTCCTGATGCTAATCCTGCAACAAAAGCTGTAGCTCCAGATATTTCACTATTATCTTCGGCATCCGGCACTAAAGTAGTTTCGCCGTAATCTATTTTATTTAAATCGTCGTAATTTTTTTCTTGATTTTTTTTATTCTCTAATTCTTTTTCTTCGATTAGAGCACCTGTTTTCGGGTCTACAGTTAGAGCCATTTTTATTCCGTTCCATCAGGTTCTTTAGATAAAGGTTTGAATGTTAAAGGATCTAATTCAGTCAAAGTTCCATCACCATTTTTTTGAAATGCCCTACCTGATCCAGAATCAAATGTTACTGCACCTCTTGGTAATGTTCTATAATCTGGTTCAAATTTTTGAGTCTTATTACTGTAGTTATAATCCAAATCAAAATATGGTAGTCCTAATTTATCTGCTCTTACTCTATATGATGCTAAATTAGCTGCTTTGTCTTTAATTTGTGGTATTCTTGAGGAGTTATATAAATTTGAATAAACTTTAAATTTTTCTTCATCTGTTTCAGCTGCAAACACTTTTCTATTTAAATTATTAATAGTTTGTAAATCAAATTCTGATTTTATTTTAGATCTTAAGTTAGCAGCATCTGCATCTAATCTCATTTGTAGACCCTCTCTATCTGCATCTAATCTTCTGCCTAATAATCTTTCTTGAAATTTTTGTTGTTGTAGAGTGGCTTGTTTAGCTTCTTCTAATCTTCTTAATCTATCTTCTTCTTTAAGATCCATTTCTAATCCAGCTAACTCCATGTCTCTTTTAGATAATCTTTGTTTATCTTGCGCATCAAATAATCTTTGGAGTGTTTCACCACCAAAAGCTTTTCCTAAATTTTGTAAAGTAGTTCCTCCAGTTTCTGTAAATCCTTTTAAAGAACCCTCTATTAAATATCTACCTAATGGATCAACTGCAGGCGAAGAATATTGATTTACTATTTGCTCGTATCTTTGTCTTGGAGTTAGTTCAGTTCCGTTTTCATAATTTTCTCTATCTTGAATATTAGACATGATGCCATTCATGTTGGCACCACCACCTTTTCTAAACATAGGTCTTTTAAATACTCTGCTCATTACGTTCTTTGTACCGGGTTAAGAGTTCTGTATATACCAGCTAAACCTGCTCCTGCACTAATTAAAGATTGTAGTCCGCTTGGATTAGGTGTTACTTCTTGAATTGATTTACCAGGGTATCCAGCTATCATTTGAGTAACTCCAGAACCATATTGTTGTGCAGCTGTTAATGGCTGCATTAGGTTTTGAATATTTAATTGTTGTTGTGCTCCTAACTCAGACTGTTTCTGTTGTTGTAATGCACCACCCAAAGTAGTTAAACCTGCAATTTGTTGTCCTTGTAATGCAGGTGTTGTTGAAGCTAAAGTTAATTGATTTTGTAAATCTCTTTGTGCACCTTGTTGTGCTTGTTGAAATCCTTGTGCTAGTAATTGTGCTTGTAATGCGGCTCTGTTTCTATCTGATGTAGATCTAAACTCTGCTTCTTGAACAGCTTGTCTATCTCCACCAAAAGCTCCCGCGGCTACAGCCCTATCTCTTATACCACCTAGACCTCTTTGTGCTTGTAAATCAAATTCTGATAGTGTTGCATCTATTACATCTCTTTGAAACGGAGACATAAATTCTCTAAATGCATCTGGACCAGTTCTAGCTGCAGCTGTTTGTAAGAATGGTTTGAAAGAATCTAAACCAGCTTGTAGATCTTTTACGGCTCTTTGTTGTAAAGGATCTAGACCTGCTACAAATTGTGGGCCATATACTTTGGAAAGATCAGCTGATTTAAAATCACCTGTTGCTTTTGATAGATCACTTAAAAACGTTTTACCGGCAGCTTCTATAAACTCCGGTGGTCTAACTCTAGTTTCTGATACTGCCATTATACTCTTCCTCCATTTTCTAGTCTTTTCATCATGTCATACATACGTTGAGCGCCTTTATTAACGTCACCGTCACCCATTCCTCTTACAGCATCAGCTGTAAATACAAATTCGTTATTTGAAAGCATCGCAGGGATGTCGTCAGCCTTCTCTTTTACACCAACTGGAGGAATAAATCCACCTGTTTCTCTAAGATCTAGCTCAGTAATTCCTGCTGGATTTTGGTTCAAAGGTAGGCCCATGACGCCTGCTGCCTGCATCGCGTTGTCTTCTGCTGAGTCTCCTCTAGCATAGCCTATTCTACCGCCTTCTGCCGCAAATTTAGGAAAATCTTGATATGCTTCAACCATGTCATATATTGTACTCGCACCTTCTTCTGTAATAGAAGTTGGGTAATCAAAATCTTTAGCTTTATCTATAACTTGCTCTTTAGTTAAACCAAGTTCACGTTTATCTCTTTGTATTTCTTCTATAGCTTGTTGAGATGACTTACTTGGCACTGATATTTGTTCACCTCCTAAAATTAAATCTGACCCAAAAATTTTTTTACCACCAACTTTTTTAAGACTTGTAGATAATCCACCAGCTTTTGCAATTCCACCTGCCACTTTAGGATCTTTTAAATCAGGCACAGATGTTAGTATGTCTCCTGTTCCTATTCCTTTTGCCACTGTATCATCAGCTATAGTAAGTTTTTTTTTCTGGTCCTTTTTTAATTGTTCTAAATTTTTAATTTGTTCTTCGATGTTTAAATCTGCTGCCGCTGCTGGAGTGAAAAGAGGATTAGGTAGATTACTAAAATAATCTCCAACCGTTGCTAAAATTCCTCTGTCATCAGACTTATCAGGTGTTGGAATATTAACTTTTGGTTTTCTTGCTAATACACTTGGTGGTGGAGTTGAAGGACCTGAATCATCGGGTCTTGAGAATGATGGAGACTCACTATAACTGGCCTGTCCGTAATCACCTCTTCTACCACCTCTTTGAAATCCCATACGCTCACCTTCTGACATGTATTCTACCATGTTAGATTCTACTAATTGATTTATTCTAGCTGCATATTCTTCATCCTCTTCGTTATCTCTTTGTGGATTTAAATTTGTAAAATATTCTGTTAAGTAACTTCTCAATGCAGGTGTATTTACACCAAATGATCCTACCTGTGGTTGAGGCATGCCTCCACCCAAAAGTTTTCCCAAACCAACTGATCCAACAAATTTACTCATAAAAGGTAAATTTTTTACATTTGATAATATGTTACCTGCTTTAAAACCTGTGCCAGCTATTCCTGGTAGACTTTTACCAAAGAATGTACCACCACCTAAACCATATAATGCACCAGCTGTAAGAGCCATTTTACCTGCATCAGATTTAATAAAACTACCAATACCTTTAGCAACACCTTTGATAGCTTTCTTAAGACCACCTAAAAATGCTTCTTCTCTTGGCACGATATTCATAATACCGCCACCCATACGTAATTGTCTTTCCATCATTCCTCTAGATATTGGCATATTATTCGTCTGACGCTGCTCCTATTGGTGGCATTGCTGCTACTCTTATTTTTACTGATCTAAGTATATCCTCTTTTACTGTATCAGTATCTGGGTTATTAATATCATCTTCTGCTTCTTTATCAGATGCGTACTCTTTGTTAGTTTTTTTATTAATTACAGTTATCTCAGCTTCACACTCTATGATAGGAACTTTTTTACCATCTATCATTTCGTATCTAACTGATCCTGGTTCTTTAAATGCCATGTATTCTCCTAATCTCTGTTTATTTGTAACATAGATATAATAACATGCAACCTGTCAGCTGTGGTTGCTTGAACTTTAAGTATCTCTCCTTCTGTCAAAATCAAAGGATTTGTTAATAAATCTAATGTTGAATTTGCACTAATAGTTTTACTCTTAAATAAATTATATGCAACATCTGCTGTATCTACAACTATTACTTCTATATCATCGTTTGACGAAGAGTCGTTAGATACTATAAAAGATTTTACTATAGCTCTAGTGTCTGATGGCACTGTAAAAACAGTTGTCAAATTATTAGTTGTTAAATCTGCTTTTGCGTTTGTATAAATATTAGCCACCTAAAAACCAAGAAAATCTTTCTTGCTCCTGTTTTAAATCATTTAAAAATGTAGAGTTTAGTTGCTCTACTATACCAGATAAAGTTCTGTTTATTTGTTTCTGGTTAGAAACATCATATTGTTCTTTTGGTTCTGGTATTCTAACGTTAATTTTTGCCATTATAAAGCTCCATATTTATCATCTCCAGGACCAAAATCTGCAGCTCCAAATCCTCCACCACCTGTTGTTGGGCTATCATCTCTTCCTGAATCTCTTCCACCACCGCCAGATCCAATGGCAGCCAAACCAGCGGATTGTTTTTTTAATATTTCTTGAGCTTTTTTTCTATTCGCTATAATTCTTTCACCCTCTTCTCTATTTCGTTGAGCAACTTGTGCTATTGTACTAGGGCCGGGTAGTCCAAACTCTCCAAAACCACCTTGATCTATAAAACCAAAGTCTGGTCTAAAAGAACTAATTCCACGATCAGGTCCTTCACCAAATATAGTTATTGGAGTTTTATTTGAAACTATTGATTTTTTACCACCTACTATATCTACATCACCAATTTTATCAGACTCATCATCACCAAAAAAGTATGGATCTCCATCTGGACCTGTTCTTTTTTTATTTTCTTCTACCACTTTTCCATAAAATTCTAATCTTGCTTCATCAAAGTTTGATAATGTTTTACCAGATGCTTTTTTAGCTGATAGTTCTCTAAAAGTTTTATCTGCGTAAGCCGGATAATTACCAAAAGCAGATATTGTATTTATACCAAAAGGATCTTGTCCTGTTATATTACCCGCTCTCATTTGATCATAGTATCCATATGGGTCACCTCCTAAAGATTGCACTGAAAAAGATTTACTCATAGGGTCTGATGGCATTGGATCTCTTTGAAGCATACTTCCTCCAGGTAAAAATTTAAATAAACCTCTTAAAAGTCCTTTGATTCCTTTATCTTGATCTTCTAAATAGTCTTCATAGTCTTGATATTCACCTGTATATAATTTTTCTAAACTTTCTCTAGCTTCAGGTGGTCTAAAAAATGTTTCAATACCGCTATCTCTTTCACGTCCAGGACTCATGGCAGCTGCAACTGCAACAGGCATTACAGGAGCTGTTTTGGTTTCTTCTACTGGTGTTTCATTAGATCTATCGTACGTAAATGTTTCTGGTAAACTACGTTTAGATAAATACTCTTGTACTAATTCAAATAACGTTTTTGCCATTATCTTCTCCCGTCAGGTTGTATATCTAATCTAAATGTCCCAAATCTCCATGATTCCGATACAGAATCATTCTCTATCTTTAGATTAACAAACCTTCCTCTTGCTCTAGTATCCTTTTTATCAGTACTAGCATTAATTGTAAAGGGGCTCAAACTAGTCACTGTATCGTTCTGTTGAGGGTATCTTTTAACTGCTAATGTTACTTTAGCATTACCCTCTAGATTTTTAAAATCAGGTACAAAACGTCTTACAGCTAAGAATATCTCCCCTGCAATGCTTGGTCCTGTAGACCTGCCTCTTGCATCTCTTTGTCTTTGTTGTAGGTCAAAATCAAAAGATTTGATAAACGATGTAACAGTTGTAGTTGTACCATTTGGATTAACTTGATCTGTACCTACTTCATGTTCAAAGAATGTGCTTTGACCTAGACCTGATTGACCTACTATCACCGGAAAAGATCCTGATGAATTAGAATCGTATTTGGTAGCAAAAGGTTTTTGATAGATAGTTGCATCTATCCATGTTGTTCTAGCCTCTGTCCCGGTATACCAACAATTTTCTCCATAGTTATAAACTACATACTTATCATTATATTCAGATGTTGCTCCCGGATAGTACCAAACAACTTCTGTATATAGATTATTAAGACCGGCTGCTATTTGTTGACCTTTTGTAGTATCAATATTATCATAAACAAAATCTTCTACAGAGCATGGTAATGTTTTAACTGTACCATCAAACATAAAGAAACCTTTTGGTGATAACCAAAATGCAACACCATCTATTTCTACAGCTGCATTCTTACCTATCAATCCACAGTTTGTACCAACTTGTTCAAAACCAAATGTAAAAGGTGCACCTATAAACTTCATTGTATACAAAGCGTTGTCTGTCCAAACTAGAATACTTTCTTTTGCTTTTAGTGCTCCAATAATTTTACTACCGTCTTGTAGTCTTTGTGAACCAGCAGAATTAATTGACGTAACATTATAGCTATCTATATTTTCTTGATCAGAAAATCTTATAAACATATCGTCTTGTGTTGATGTACTACCTATTGTTGTTTCTGTTCCAAGATGAATTAAGTGTCTAGTTGTAGGTGATACTAACGTGACCCTTGATGCCGTAGGATTATTTCCTGTTGCAAAGTTAGTTGTTGTAGTTGATGCTCTTGTAGTAAGTCTAGCACCATCACCGGCGTTCCATGTAAATGTTTTACCGTTTGCAATAGTTGCGATCAATACTTGACCAAAGTTACTAAGTGACCATAGACCAGGTTCTAGTGATACATCTGAT